TTTAGAATTTCTAATAAACATATTTTTGATGTTAGTATTAATGGATATAGTTCGCATTATTTAGCGACAACTGATATTAGTGCTTCTATTGTAGATTATTATAGCAATGTAGGTTCTATTTATAATACAGTGTTTAAGATTGATGCTTGTGGAAATATAACTAATTATTCAGGTGTATATGGAACAATTAGTGATAGTAGATTAAAAGAAAATGTTGTTACCAGCTCTCCTAAATTAGAAGACTTATTAAAGGTTAGAGTGGTTAATTATAATTTAAAGGGTTCTGACTCTACTAAATACATTGGAGTAGTTGCAGAAGAATTAGAAGCACTATTTCCAGAATTAGTAGCAGAAGATAACACACACGAAAGATTTAAATCGGTCAAATATAGCAGTTTAACACTAATGTTAATAAAAGCATTCCAAGAGCAACAACTATTAATTAATAATCTTAATAATGCTTTGGAAGAGCTAGAAGGAACGATTGAAAATAAAATAATAGAGGAATAGGTAATTATTGGTTAAAAATAATGTTAAAAAACAATTAAAAATATTATACAGCTATATTAAATTTAATATATATGACTAATTATGAAAATTTTAATAATAGCTCTAAAAGTTTTAGAATATACTGCGATAAATTAACGTCTAATGATACAAGTAACAATCTAAGACTAACGTCATCAAATAAAAATATTGAATTAAAAGTAGTAGATGGGAAAAAAATCATTTTCAAAAATGATGTAATGTTCAATAATGGTTTGATGGATTTAAACAATAAACCTCTAGCAGGATTAGTAACTATTTCAGCTGAAAGTTTGAATTTAATTAATATACTTAAAAAATCAACTGTAAATATTGTTAATAAATCACTATTTACTTATACACCGGACGATAGTAACAATACATTTTTAACATATACAAATGCATTGCAGGATTTAAGTAATTCATTCTTTAATAGCATTGATATAGTTAATTCTAGCTCGGTTATTGTTGATTTAAATGTTACATTATATTGCAGTAATGCTTTAAACGAGCGAATAACAGTTGAATTATGGAGAGATGCAAGCATGCTTGTGCAAAGCAAAGATTTAGGAAGTGTTATTGCTGCAGGAGGTATGCCAATACCTTATAATATGACATATTTAGACGAAAATTTAACTGAAGGGACCAAGAAATATTATATAAAATATAAATTAGAAAATAGTACTAATTCTAATAATAATTATGAACACCCAGGTCAAGGTATTATAAATATTACATCCTCAGATTCAATTAAACCAGGATACGCAAGTATTATATTAACAGAGATCACAAATAATACTAACCATTCCAATAAAATAATATTTGATAATTCTAATTTAGTAACAACATTGAATGAAATACAAGATTTGAGTGCGCTTTTTTATAATACTATTGATGTGTTTAATAGTAATGTGCAAGTAAATATTAATGCTAATCTATTATGTTGTTATGGTATTAATGAACGCTTAAATATTGAAGTATGGAGAGACGCAAGTATGATTGCACAAAGCAATAATCTAGGAACAATTAACACAACAGACGGCTTGACTATTCCTTATAGTTTCAACTATTTAGACACAAACTTAAGTAATGGACCTAAAAAATATTACTTAAAATATAAATTGGAGCAAAACAGCACTCAAAAGCAGGGTATTGTTAATCTTAGCACTTTAAATTCAATAGGAACCAGTAATATATTATTAAGAAATGTGCCCAAAATTAATGATAATTTACTAATTAATAATAATAATAATAATAATAATAATAATAATAATAATAATACTAGCTTTTTAACTACTAGTGCTGAAATTCAAGATTTAAGCGGGCAATTGTTCAATAACATTGAACTAGATAATACAAGTGCTGTTATAGTAGATTTAAATATTACATTATTTTGCTGTTATGATGCTAATGAACGCATAACTGTTCAGCTGTGGAGAGATTTAAGCATGGTATCTGAAAATATAAATATAGGAAATAGCATTGCAACGTCAGGTTTAACAATTAATTATAAGCTATCACTATTAGATGAAAGCGTTAGTGCTGGAATAGTAAAATATTATTTAAAATATAAATTAGAAAGTAATTTAAGCGGGCAACATCAAGGTATTGTAAATGTTACAGGTGGTTATAATATTATAGAACAATCAAATATTGCTTCAAATATTAGCGCCTCTTACAAGGTGTTATCTTATACTAGTATGGACTATACAAATGTAGCGGGGTATATTAAAAATACAAAAATTGGATACAATCCAATTATAGTGGGCGATAAGGGCAGTTCTAGCGGAAGACGTGACGCCTATTTTTCATATATTGATGTAGCTGGGTCAAACTCGCATTTTAATGAATCGCTTTATGTTAAAAAAAATATTGTTGTAGACGGACACACAAGCATAACTAGCGATTTAAGTGTAAATGGAATTTCTTTAGCTACTATGTTAACCAAATTAAGCTTTATTGAAGATTATATTTATAATATGGTAAATAGTGGCGCAATTGAGTTTAGCAATAATAGAATAAATGTGAGAGATTTAAGTGCTGCAAATATAACTATTAGCAACGAATTATATGTGCTTAATAAATATTACGCAAATGATTTAAACATAAGCGGACAATTATTAAGCAATGTGTTAAGAGTTCCGCACGAATTTACAATAGACCCATCCGGCTTTTTCAATCATAGTGGTTCATTAGTTGTTAATGGAAATTTAATAGTGCGTGGAAACAAAAAAACAATTAAGTCTTCCATTATCGATATTAGTGCGTTTTCTATTAAAATAGCTAACAATTTAAGAAATAGGGCCGACTTGTCCAATAATCCGGCAGGTTTTGACGTTTCTTATATTGCTGCTTTGCACTATGATGGGACAATGTGGAATGTTAGCGGTGGAGATTTACTTGTTAATAATATGAGCGTTGGGCTAGATATTTCGCTCATTGATTTGCAAACAACTATTTCCGGTTCATTAATAGCATCAAAATTAAAATATGACTATTCTTTTACACTATTACAAAGTAATATAACTAATTCATTTAATAACTTATATACAATAAGTCAAGTTGACAACTCATATGTAACAATTAGTTATGCAAATACTAAAGTTAACGATTTAAAATATTATATAGACCAATCATTTGTAACAAATCAAACATTGTCTATAAGTAGAAATAGTATTCTTCAGAATTATGTTACAAAAGCTTATGTAGATGGGTCATTTAGTGCTCTAAATAATAGGCTGGATTTATCATTTGCGTTAAAAAATAGTGTCGACCTTTCATATAGTACTTTGAATACTCAATTAGTAAGTTCCTTTAATAATGCTGCTGCTAGTAATGTTGATATATCGTCAATAACTATTGAAAATATAAAAACACCCAAATTAGCATTAAGTTCACACGTGTTAATTAATGGCGACTTAATAGTTGCTAATGACACCTCTTGTAATTCATTGAATGTTTCTAATAGTTATATATTTAGTAATAATGGTTATAGTTCAATTTATAGTCCTTCTTCTAATGCTAGCACTATTATAGAAGAATATTATAGCAAATTTAATAATTTTGGAAAAGTTTTCTATATTCTTGCGGACGGGAGTTTATATTCTTTATCAGGAAGAGGAGCCATTAGTGATAGTAGATTAAAAGAAAATATAGTTGATGCTAGTCCCAAATTAGAAGATTTACTAAAAGTTAGAATTGTTGATTATAACTTAAAGAATAACGCAAATAAAAAATATATAGGTGTTGTTGCACAAGAATTAGAAGAGCTATTTCCGAGCTTAGTTTCAGAGGACTTTGTAAATGCAAATGCTATAACAAAATATAAATCGGTTAAATATAGCTGTTTTAATGTTATGCTAATTAAAGCACTACAAGAACAACAACTAATAATCAATGATTTAGCTTTAAGATTGGAGAGATTACAAGATAAGAAAAAACAACTTAAAGAAAATGCGTAAAATAGTTTTTATGGCACAGATTTTAAAATATAATATTATTTAACTATATTAAATTATATTATATGGCTAACGATTTTAATGTAAATCACATATCTTATAGATTTTTTTGTGATAAACTTACCTCATTAGAACTATCTAATAATTTAATAATAGAATCATCTGCTAACAATATAGAATTTAAGTCCAACAATGAACCCATTAATTTTAATAATAATACTACTTTTAATTATGGTCTTACTTTGGATAATCTAGATTTATCAAATATTATAAATATTACGGGTAAAACATTGAATATTGATACGCTTTTTGTAAGAGATATAGCAAGGAGTAATGCAACCATCGTTGACAACGCTAGTATTAATAATGGTTATATTAGAGCAACAACTATTGGCTACAATCCTAGTATTTCAAATCCTAGCATTGGAAGGAGTAATGCTTATTTTACATATATTAATGTGAGCGGAGGAGACTCCAGCTTTAATGATTCGGTTTACATAAGAAACATATTGGGTGTTAGCGGACCAACAACTATAAGCAATGATTTAATTGTAAACGGAACAAGCTATGTAACATTATATAATTCTATTAATAATTATATATCCAATATTAGAGAAGAGTTAAGTAGTAATACAGTTTTAACGCTAGATTTGAGCGCTACAAATATTTCTATAAGTAATGAACTAGTTGTACATAGAACCTCCTTTCTTAATGATATAAGTATAAACGGGCACTTACTGGACAGTGTGTTAAAAGTACCTCACGATTTTACTATTGACCCGTCAGGACACGATAATAATAGTGGAACACTAATTATTAATGGTGATTTAATAGTGTATGGAAATAAAACAACTATTGCCTCTAATATTGTTGAAATAAGTGATATAACTTTAAGTGTTGCTACAAATTTAAAAAATGTAAATGATTTGTATAGAAACGAGGCAGGACTGGATATTTCGAATGTAGCATCAATAAAATATGATGGAAGTGCATGGAACTTTATTGGCGGTCAATTAACTGTTGAAAATAAGAAAGTTAGTCTCGATGTGTCATTAATAGCTTTGAAAACTATTACCGAAGCATCTCTCAATAATCTAAATAGTTATTTTGATTTGTCGTATGGCCAACTAAAAACAAATAATGACAATTCTTTTAATGCTACTTACACGCGAACTCAAATGGACAATTCATTTATATTATATTCCAATTTTGAAATCTCATATAATTCTTTAATAAATAATGTAAATAATTCATATGTTAATAGACCAACATATGATGCGTCAATTAGCGCTCTACAAACATATTTAGATGCATCTTATATTATAAAAGGTAGTGTTGCTAATCCTGATATAATTGATAGTTCATTAATTTTTTTAAGTAGGAAGCTTGATTTATCGTATGTTTTAAAGAGCACATTTGAGGGATCATATAATAAGTTAAAAGAGCAAATAGAACTATCATTTGCGAGCGTTAGTTTAACTAGCTTAGATACTTCGTCTATTAGCGTTGAAACAATAAATACAAAGCATTATAGTCAAAGATTTAACAATATTTTATGGAACCAAATAGGGTTAGATATTAGCAATGGATCTCCATTAACTAATAATAATAAAAAAGTAGCAATTTCAAATGATGGAAAAGTTGTTGCGTTGTCTTCATCCTCACATAGCGACATTTCAAAAGGGCGAATTTATGTTTATGAGTTGTCATATAATCAGGCGCCATATAGTTGGAGTCAACTAGGATTAAGCAGTGAAATTATTGTCGGACAAAGTAACGATGACCAATTTGGGTGGGATTTAGCTTTATCAAGTAATGGAAGAGTTGTTGCCGGTAGCTCAATACTTAATGATGCGGCAGGAATTAACAATGGACAAGTTATAGTATATGAGTTAAGTAATAATACTAATACATGGATACAAAAAGGTTCTAATATTAATGGACCAAGAGCCGGTAGTGAAAGCGGATACAGCATAAGTTTAGCAGGAAATGGAAATAGAATTGCTATTGGTGCATGGAAAGATAATTCAAATGGAACAAATGCTGGTGCTATTAGAGTATATGATTTTAGTGCTGGTGTAAATGATTGGAGACAGCAAGGACAAACTATTGTAGGTATTCCTGGGTCTTTTGAAGGTTATTCATGTGCTTTATCATTAGATGGACAAACACTTGCTAGTGGATGCATAGTAGAACCAAGTAGAAATATTATAGGTTCTGGAGGCACAATAACTATAAACAATATTGGTGCAGCTGGCTCATACATTATTCATAGCTTCACAAATGTCGGAACTGCAACATTCACTCTTACATCTTCTATAATAATAGATTATCTTGTTATAGCTGGAGGAGGTAGTGGTGGTGTCGGTAGCGGAGGTGGAGGAGGTGCGGGTGGAGTTCGCACTGGAACAACCACATTAACGGCTGGCTCTTATACCATTACTGTTGGAGCAGGTGGTGATAGCGCTTATTATGATGCCCAAGGTAATAACGGTCAGCCATCTTCAATAAGTACCTTGTTTGTTGCAACTGGTGGTGGTGGTGGAGGTGGTCTGGCTTCATATAGCGGACAAAATGGTGGTTCAGGTGGTGGAGCAAGAGCAACTAGTTTATTATTCGGAAATGGTATTGTTGGACAAGGATTTGCAGGTTCTGCACGATTAAATTCAACTACAGGTGGAGGCGGTGGTGGTGGTGGTGGTAGTGCCTCAGGTAAAGATGGTGCTATTGGAATTATTAGTACATTAACGGGAACAACAAAATATTATGCAGGAGGCGGAGGCGCTGGTGCCACTAGCGGTACTTTACAACACGGACTCGCATTTGGTGGAATCTATCAAGTAGCAAATGGAACATACGGAGGTGGAAACGGATCATCTATAAATGGAACAAAACAACCATTTCAGGACGCATTAGCTAATACAGGTGGAGGCGGTGGAGGAGGTGAAAGTCCGTCTGGTGCTGGTGGCTCCGGTATTGTTATAATTCGCTATTTAGTTTCCAATATTTCAAGAGGACAAGTCAAAACATTTACAATTTCAGGAACAACTTGGGTAAATAAAGGTATTATTCAAGGACCTGATATAAGTTTTGGAAGAGCTATGAAATTATCTGCTAATGGTAATGCTATTGTTATTGGAGCACCAGGAACCAATAGTATCAATTTAACCCCATATAGAGCATGGTCATATAGCGCATGGTTAAATGATGCAACTACTGGATTGGACTCTAAGTCAACTTATACAGTTGCTGTGAATTTTGGTGGTGTTGCCGTTACAGTTAATCAAGTGGTTTTTCAAGCACATGCTTTGTCCGGAACTAACTTTTCTATTGGTGGTCAAGTAACTACTGAATTCAATGGTTTTCCTGCAATCACTGGAGTTGGAAGAGCACTATCTATCGAGTATATTAGGGGTTCTGGTCGCACTGTGACGCTTACTAATCTCACTATTGGAGCAGTATATATTACTACTTTCTTCGCAATAAGTGTTGATAATATTCCAATCCGAACTCAAACGTTTACAGCTAACAATGGACCAAGTATAACACTTAACCAAAATATTTATGCTGAACATAAATATGGAGAATTAAAGGGAATTATTATTAATTATACCTTTGTAGCCGATAATACAGGTACACAGACATTTACAATTAGTCCTGTGTCAACTGTATACGAAGGAATTACCTATGATAACCTCACATTACATCTTTATGCGTTAGCTAATCGTCTTGTAGTTCTTCCGGCTTTATCTCAAAGTTATTTGTCTTATCTTTATAATCAAGGAAGTGCTTCGGTTTATGGATATGTAGGAGGAACAACGTGGGCCCAATTAGGTCAAACCATTCAAGGAATATCAGGCGGTGATGAGTTTGGATCTAGTGTTTCGATGTCAAACGATGGAACAATTGTTTCTATAGGTTCGGACAATAATAGTTCAAATAGAGGACACGTTAGAGTTTTTGTAAATACTAATAATTATTGGGCAGAACTAAGCAGCCCTATTAGTGGTAAAACATCAACTTCTAGAGCAGGAATACATGCCTTAACTGGTGATGGGTCAATATTAATTCAAACTAATAATACTTATAGCACAGTATATGGAATAAATAAAACATTAGCATTAAATACGCCGACGACAACAATAAGCGGTAGTTTACTTGTATTAGGCAATATTAGCACTAATTCATTAGATATATCAACAAATCATGTATATTCAAATAATGGTTATAGTTATAAAATATTTAATTCGGAATTAAATACTGCTATTATGAAAGAATATTATAGTGATGTAACATCGACGAGGCATTTAAAGGTTCAAATTAGGGGAGATGGTTATATAACAAACAGAAATAATTCATATAGAGCATTAAGTGATAGTAGATTAAAAGAAAATATTGTTACTACTGGTCCTAAATTAGAAGATTTGCTAAAAGTTAGAGTGGTTGATTATACAATGAAGGGTTCTGCTAATACTAAATATATTGGAGTATTAGCGCAAGAATTAGAAGGCGTCTTTCCTAATTTGGTAACTGAATTAGAACCAAGTCCAAAAGATGTAGAAGATGGTATAACAATTAAGTATAAAGCAGTTAATTATAGCAGTTTTGATTCTATATTAATCAAATCTTTACAAGAGCAAAATGCTATACTAAAAAATATATCAAGAAGAATAGAAGCTCTAGAAGAAAAATTAGAAGATGAATAGTTTTTATTTTATTTATATAAGATATTTTAGGAGCATAAAATATCTTATATAATAAGAAATAATAATATTGATTTAATAAAGTTATAATTGATTTAATAAAGTTATAATTATTCAATTTCTTCTCTAGCCTTTTGTTCAGCTAGTTCTTTTTGTCGCTCTAAGATTTGCGAAAGACCGTGGTCATTATTTTCCTGTTTTCCAACAATAACGTCTTGTGCCTCGAATAATTCTTTACGTAAATCAGCAGTCGACACATCATCACCATCTCCATCTCCAAATAGTAAATTCTTTCCAGGAATATCCATTCTATCCGCATTTATAAGGTTTCCTTCTTCGTCAATAGTTTGCATTAATTTATTTCCTTCTTTTTGAGCTTTAGCAATATTTTCCTGAATAGCCTTTTTCTTGCTTTCTTTTACGCGCTCTTTAAATTGTTCTTTAGAAATTTCATCATTTTTCTTTTTTTGCGCCATTAGTTCATTTAAATCTTTCTCCAAATATTCAACACGACCGGTTTTATACGCTTCAGGGTGGAAAGGCATCCATATTCCAACTCCTCCAACATATACGTCGTGATTAGGGTCGGCATCTCTCAAAAATTTGCACCGTAATTCTGCCTCTTCTTGAGAACCAAATACACCACGCACTTTAATACCTCGTGTATTGGTTTGGTATTGATGCGTGTTATTATATTCTTTTTGCAAGTCTTCTTCTTTAATATCTAAAAATGATTTGTATTCATCGTCAAGACTTGTTAAAAATAGCTTGTCTTTTTCTTCTTCAACAAATTCCTCCATATCTTTAGTGAGTTTATTAAAATCCAAATTGTATTTATAAGATAAAAAATTTAAGAATTGTGTGTATTTTTCAAATGTTTTTCTAAATTCAAAATTAGCCAAGAACTTCTCAAAATAAAATAGGTTTTTATTTTTAATATGGTCTTCTGGTGATATAAAACTTAAGCACACGTATTTTTGCCCACTCATAGGTTTGTCCTCATCTAATAAATCCACATATTCTTTAGTTTCTGACTTGTCCACTAATTTAGATTTAGAAGATTTTTTGGTTGACATATAATATATAAATGTTATATTAATATAATTTTAAGTATTTATTTTTATTAATATATTTTTATTAAACTATTTTTATTAAACTATTTTTTTTATATTTTTAGTATTAGTATATTTTTAGTATTAGTATATTTTTAGTATTAAACTATTTAGTGAAAATTTGTATTAATCTATTTAGTGAAAATTTTAATTATATAAAATAATTAAGTAAAAATTATATTTTTTTCTTATTTAATAATATAAACAAAAATGAATTTCAATATGGGAGAAATAGTGAAAAGAGCTATTAAATATTTAGTAGAAGGTTTGATGGTTGCGATTGTTGCATTTGTTATTCCACAAAAACCATTAAAAATGGAAGAAATTGCCATCATTGCACTAATGGCTGCCGCGACATTCTCTATACTAGACACATTTATTCCTAGCATGGGAGTAAGTGCTAGAAGCGGTGCTGGTTTCGGTATTGGTGCTAACTTGGTCGGCTTCCCCCGAATTGGTTAAACACTTAGCACTTGTTTTTATATTGTTTTATTATAGTGTTTATTTATTATTTATAGTTATGTATATAAATAATAAAATAGTATGCTAGAAGCTATGCTAGAAGCTATGCTAGAAGCTATGCTAGAAGCTATGCCTATGTTAGAAGCTATGCCTACATTAGGTATATTAGCAACACCTTATATTAATTTAACCAATAAAAATTCGCAAGAGCTTATTTTAGATAAAAATTTGCTAAGACTATTAGCAAAGAAAAATATAAATTACATAATTATTCAATATACTATTAAAAAATCAAAATTAAATGATTTACTTAATGATTTAGACGGTTTAATATTTCCAGGAGGTCAAATAGGCAACTTTTATAATAATAAATTCTACAAAGCTTATTTCAAAATGCAAAAATTTTTAGTATTACGAGCGCAACATATAAACTCAGTAACACGACCATTCCCCATTTTAGGGATTTGTAATGGTTACGAAAATATGATTTTAATAGAACGCAATTATAATATAACCCAAAACCATATAAAGAACATTTTTATAAACGTAAAGTGTTATAAGAATTATAATGCTCCGCTATTTAGTAAAAAATACAGAAACAAGCGGTTACATAAGACCAAGAAAATAATACATAATAATTTGTTAGCAGTTGACCCTAAAACTAATATAGGCGATTATAAAATAATGGCTACTAGCTTGGATAAAAATAATAAGGGCTTTATTGATATAGTAAAACATAATAGCTATCCTTTTTATGGTTTTCAAGGGCACCCTGAAGTAAATAATGGAGAGTTGTTAGAACCATTTTTTAAAGCTGTTAAAGCTAGTTTTAACAAGCGAAAAAAAGCTAGTTTTAACAAGCATAAAAAAGCTAGTTTTAACAAGCGAAAAAAAGCTAATTTTAACAAGCGAAAAAAAGCTAGTTTTAACAAGCATAAAAGAAGTGCAACATATAATAATGTTAAAAATAAAACATTGAAATTGAGAGTCTTGAAGTATTAATTATTTAATAATAAGCTATATTATATTTTTTCTTATTTTTCTTATTTTTCTTAGACTTAGGTCGTCTCTTAGACTTAGCAGGTCGTCTCTTGGACTTAGTAGGTCGTCTCTTAGACTTAGCTTTAGTCTTCTTTGATGACCTTGATTTTTCTAGGTTATTATTTGAACTATCATATACTTCTTTCGGTATATATCTAAAGAAATTTAGGTTATATAATTTAGAATCTCGAGAGATTATATTTTCTTTAACTTGCGAATAAATTTTAGACTTTTCTTCTCTCATATCTTCCAATGTTTGTTGCTTACCGTAACACAAAACACTAAACCTGCGCAATAACCCTTTTTGTTGCAAGCGATTATTTAGTTGAACTTTGAATAAATATTCAGCAATACATAATAATCTATTTTCATCATAATACGGCCTATTAGCGTATATAAATATTAAATAGAAACTCAGTATTGTATCTATTGTTGCTACTTTTATTTTTTGACCGTTAATGACTATAACATTGTAGTTATGACACGCAGTTGATTTATAAATAAATGCAATTACATCTTTATTTACTACAATTTCATAATGAACGGATACATATTCACCTATTGGTTGTTTTTTATTAATTGTAACATTTTTAAAACCCTCATAATTCAATTGCTCTTTTAATATTCTAGCACTTGCCTCCGGGTTATCGCTTAAAACATCAAAATCCGGAATTTTAGAAATTTGTATGCGTTCTTTATATGGCATATGTTTACTATATAAAGCACTAGCAAAACCGCCAAAAAAAACAAGTCCTTGATTTACGAAGCAATCTTTAGTAATCTCATAAATCTCTCCCTGTTTGTCGTCATTACCTTCATAGTGCCTTTGAAAATCTAGATTTTTACAAGATTGTCCTATTAACGGAAAATGTTTATTTAATAATATAATACGCTTAAGAACTTTCTCCCACCTAGAAACGTCACCCATAGGCCGAGAGAGCTCTTGGTACATAGCCATTCGTAAAAAATTAGGCGGGCAATAAGTTATAGCATTAATCTTTATTGCTTTTTGGTATATATTTTTAAATAAATTGTTTTCCATATACGTGATGTCTGCTATTGGAATAAAATTCACATACACTTTATATGTTCCTGTATGAACACCCGACTTTGCTTCAACTTCTTCGTAGCCAGCTTTATAATAAATATTTGCTAAATCTCTCGCATATTCCATAGCTAGCGGTGAAAAAAAATCATAATCTGGTATTTCAATATCTTTGTTATAGAATCTATATTGCTCTGGTAATATGTTATTTATGGCTGTTCCACCGTAACATAGCGTTTTATGCGTTCTTAAGAAATTTTCTAGAATTTCTATAATTTTTTTTACTGCATCCGATTGAACAAGTTTTCGACCACTAATTGAAGTAGCATTATCTATTGCCTTTCTCAATATTTGTAATTCTTTTTCTTCAAATGTTTCTTTCATAACTATTATATTATATACTAGTAATATTATAATATAATGTAATGTAATGTAATGTAATGTAACCTAATTATATGAAAAATGGCGCGCTAAAAACTAGGATTTACACCTAAATTGGTTGTGTCGATTACAGTTGGTATATCTATATTTAATAACTCTATTCTTGATTTTTTAAACCAACAATAGTTTTGCTTTGTTCTAAATAACGCATTATATCCAAGTAAGCTATTATCCATATTCTGGTGTTTCATACATATAGCCTGGCATCCGGTATCAAAAGATAGCGCAGGATCAAAGTTTATTATTGAATTATCTAAATTTGGTAATACAATGGTATATTTTGTCTTTGTGGACTCTATAAATGATAAGGAACCTTTTTTAGAAGCAATTTGATTATATCTAAATGTATTGCAAAATAATCCTTTGGCTTTCAAATTAATGTAGTCTTTCAATTTACTTAAATCGGCATTAGTATCAATAATACTAGGCAATGGGTTAAATTCACAAATTATAATAACTTTTCTATACAATTCTGACATTTCCATAAATATTAAATTCGGTCCTTTTCTGGTTTCAAGTGTAAAAACCCCATCAGCGTCAGCTAAATGTTTTTCGATTAAATCGCCCATTTTTTTAAGCATAGCCAAGTTAGTGCTCATAACTCTAAAATTTAATATTAATGGATCATTTGCGCAATTTGTAGAAGTAAGATTAAAAGCCTTTTCTTTAATAGTGATTAATACTTCTTCTAATGACAGTGCATTATAAGTTTCTTTAATATAATTACTATTAGCAGTTGACGCTGCAATAATAGGCTCATTATTATATGAATAAATCTCAAAATCTAAAAATCTGCAACCATTTGCAATACACTTTTCTAAAGCACAAAGCGCAACAAAGTTATTTTTATAGCCATCACCACAGCAACAATTATAAGCACTTTTAACGTGATAATTTATTAATTTATTATGTGAACTATCAATCCCAAACCCGCTACCAGTTTTTACAGTAGCATTAGAGCTGTTATTAACTGGGCTATTAAAATAAGTCGTGTTTGTTAATGTGGGCCAATATATATTTAATTTATTGCAACTTCTGGCTTTCAAACTTAATCTATTAGCGACCCAGCTAAATAAAAGTAATACTATAAATATTACTATAGACAATGTTATATAGAAATATTGTCCTCTACTAATATTTGGCATTTTGAATGAAGTAACAGGATTAGGATTAGGACTAGGAGTAGGAGTAGGAGTAGACATATACTATTTATTATTATTAAATATTATTATTAAATATTATTATAAAATAATATTATATTATATTATGTTAAATTTAATTAAAAATAGTTATTATAACATAAATAATATAATATATTATTAATTATTATTAATATATTATAATATGGCAGGAGGACTATTAAATTTAATAGCGCTAGGAAATCAAAATATTATTTTAACAGGCAATCCTACAAAAAGTTTTTTCAAGTCCACATATTATAAATATACCAATTTTGGGCTACAAAAATTTAGAATTGACCAAACAGGACAAATGGAATTAGATGTAACTAAAAAATCCAGTTATAGTTTTAAAATGCAGCGTTATGGCGATTTATTAATGGATACTTATTTAGTTGTAAAATTGCCAAAAATATGGAGCCCATTATTAAAATATGATGCTAACGACTATAGGCCTTATGAATTTAAATGGATTAAAAATATAGGGTGTCAAATTATTGAGTCGGTCAATATAACTGTAAATGGTGCAACAATACAAAAATTCAGCGGACATTATTTACAAAATATTGTAGAGCGTGATTTTGATGCGCACAAGAAAGCATTATTTGATATTATGACAGGTAATATTAGCGAACTAAATGACCCCGCAAATTATAATAATAGAAATAATAACTATCCAAGTGTATATAAAAACGCGTCTTCTGATATAAGCGGGATTGAGCCGTCGATTAATGAATATAATTTATATATACCAATAAATTCGTGGTTTTCTATGAATTCAATTATGGCGTTTCCACTAATTTGCCTGCAATATAGCGAATTAGTTATTAATTTTACATTGCGACCTATAATGGAGTTATTTACAATTAAAGATGTATTGTATAATAATGCAGTAAATCCTATACCATATAACAATTTTCCTCAAATACAGCCTAATCAAAATATAATCGAATACCAATTTAAAAGATTTATTAATCCTCCTCCACTAAGTGATTTGCAGCCAAATGTCGATAGTTATAAAGACTTACCGACTAAAATTAACAGCTCTATTCATTTAATATGTACGCAATGTTTTTTAGCTGAAGAAGAGCGAACTTATTTTGCCAAAAATACTCAAAATTATTTAATACGAGAGATTTACGAATATAAGTTTGAGCGAGTTATTAAATCTAATAAAATTAAGTTAGAGTCAAATGGATTAATTAAAAATTGGATGTGGTATTTTCAAAGGAGCGATGTTGCTTTGCGCAATGAATGGTCTAATTATACAAACTGGGTATATGAAAATAAAATTCCAAATGATTTGCAAAAATTTGCTATTGCCCAAAACTTTAAATATTATAATCCGCAATTTAGTTATGCTGTTGGGGACATTTCTAAAAATATTTATATTACAGGTAATAGTCCGTCGCTAAATGACCAAACCAATCAATGCGAAATAATGAAAAATTTTGCGCTAATTTTTGATGGTAAATATAGAGAAACGGATTTTGACAGCGCAATATTTAGTAAATTAGAAAAATATAGCAAGTCTAATGGAATATGTTCTAAAGTGGGGTTATATAGTTATAATTTTGGATTATCAACTGACCCATTTAAGCAACAACCTAATGGTGCATTAAATACCAATTTTTTCAAAACAATCGAATTTGAATATAATAATTATAGTAATCCACCGCTAGACCCAAGTGCGGTTTTTACAACGCTATGTGACCCAGATACTGGAGTAGTAATTGGAACATCAAAAGACCCCACAAATATTTATAAATATTATTACAATTTATATGTTATTGAAGAAAAATATAACGTATTAGTTTTTCAAAACGGATTAGCGGGACTAATGTTTGCTAGCTAGTTTTTATATAGTTTTCATAACTTAAGTTTAGCCACACGTCGCGTTCCGTGTCCGTGTTTTTTTTTGGCTTGTTTTGCTAATTTTAATGCCTTAGAGTTTTTCGAGCAACCTTGCTCTAATATGCTATAATCAACTGCAGCCGCTTTTCCACCAGTTATTGAGCTAGCTAGTCGGGCTAATCCCCAACTTTCTGCAGTTTGGTTAGGTCTAGACCCAGATGAAAAATAGGCTCCGCGTCCCTTATTTACGATTTTACGTAGCGAATTTATAGAACACCCCGTTCTTTTAGAGAGATTTGCATTTACGCTAATAGTAGCTAACTTATATATTTTTTGCGCTTTTAATAAATGTTGCGATTTTTTCGACTTATATGATTTAACTTTTTTTCGTGTAATATAAATATGTTTCTTGTATGCGTTTCTAGATTTCTTAAGTTGTCTAAGTTGCTTTTTTCTATCTTTTTTAGTAAGGCGCCTAGGTAAATATTTTATAGGTATATTCATATGCATAGTGACCGGTGTTATAAAATAGGCCTATAAATATATTTTATTTTATTGTCTTTATATATATTTACTATATATATTCTAGTAATGAAAGAAAGAATAATTAAATTTGAAAAAAGTAAAATAAGTGGCAAGAAGTATACAGCATATGTTCAAGATAAATCAACCAAAAAAATACGAAAAATTCATTTTGGTGCTTCGGATTATGAGCAATATAAAGATAGAACTCCGCTAAAATTATATTCGCATAAAAATCATAATAATCGCAAACGTATGCAAAACTATTTTAATAGGCATTCTGGAACAAAAAAACGTGGTTCAGCTATTACTTTAGAAAAAAAGAAATCACAAGGTTATTATAATGCGAAAATTTTGAGCCACGTTTATTTATGGTAAATAATATTTTTAGGAAAAATAGCGGTAAATATAATATTTTTAGGAAAAATAGCGGTAAATATAATATTTTTAGGAAATATAATATTTTTAAGAAAAATATTGGTAAATATAATATATTTTTAATATATTTCAGTATAATATATAAACCATGCTTTTGCAATTATTTACGGAATTTATAGGGACTTTTATTTTCTTAGGGGTAATATTAAAAACAGGCGATGCGCTGGCTATTGGTTTAACGCTCGCAGCCGTTATTTATTTCGGAGGTAAAGTGTCAGGAGGCCATTTTAATCCTGCTGTAAGTTTTATGATGTTATTATCTAATAAAATCGACGTAGCTAAATTTGTTGCTTTTATAATTGCTCAATTATTAGGCGGAACAGCTGCGCTAGTATTTCACACTTATACAAAATGAAACTATTTAGATTTAGAAACTATTTAGAAATATTTTTATAATTTAAAATTAGTATAAAAATATTATATAAATTTAGAAACTATTAAAACGTTGGAGTCTCATAATATGCTTCAGGACCACAATAGTCAAATTTAGAGTTACCTGTAATACTTGGCTTACAATCATAAACATTATTTTCATCTTTATTATAGGTGAAAAAAGTAGATTCTTTTGTTTCGAGGCTATTATTATCAAATACTAATTCTTGGTTATAACTATGCTCTCGTGGTCCTGTTGAATTGGCTATTTGTTTTTCATAGAAACCATTTATAGTATTCAAATAACTGCTTATAACACTTACTGGAGCACTTCCAGACGAAGGAATAGTTTCTAATCTTTTCAATTCCATTTCCAAATCAGTATTGCTTGGATACGAGTTAGATGGTATAGAACCTAATGCACTATAAGGGGCTTCTCCTAGACCTCCTTGCGTTACTGGTCTTCCTGCTGTTCCAAAATAATCATTAACACTAAAATCGGTTAATTGTGCACTAGTAAATGAACCACTGGAGTCCTGTTTTATTTCACCCATACAATTAAAAAATTGGTCCGAATTCAATAAATATTGATTAGGATTTGCTAAATTAAAAAGACTATTGTTTTTATTTAATAGTTTATAGCTATAATCCTTGCGTTCTTGTAATAAGGCATTAGGAAGAGCAACACGATAAACTGCTTGCAGGCTATTTAACATAGAGTTAAAACTAGATTTTTGCTCCGCTGTTAGATCAGACCTTTTTAATTGTCTTTGTAAATTCTCGGTTCTCGCTTTTAAGACTAAAGCATCGTTCAGTTGTGTAAGTTGTGTTATAATATTATTTAAGGCTACTTCATTAAACCCATTAAGAGAACCGGGCTGTATATTAGGAGAGCGCGACCCACTTATAATTGCATTAATTTCATTTCTAATATTACTTGTTGAAATAAAAATTAATATGTCATTAGGCATAGTTTTTGGGTCACTAAAAATGTTGGTTTTGCTTTCAGTTTTAGAAAATAACATACCTCTTTTGTTAAATAAGCGCCCGGTTGGTTCTAAAGTATTACATATGTTATTAGTTGCATTGAAAATTTGCTGATCGTAACTTAGGTCTATGGAACCGCTAATGCTTTGTTTAATAATATTTTTTATGTTTGCGCAATCTGTTATGTTGCTAGTGTTGTCTTTAACACCACTATAATTAAAATTTATATCATTATTATTGTAAAATGAACTTCCAGAGCAACAAGTGACATCATAAATACTTTGGTTAATACTGCTGTTTGCTAGCAAACCACGATCATTTTGTGATGCTATGTTGTCAAACATACATTGTGACTCCCATTGACAAAAAACATTAGATGTAATAATATTGCAAATATCTAATCTATATTTATTTACACTATTGGGGATTAGACTATAACTGTAACTTATATCATATATTGGAACACAGTTCCCAGAGTCTGGTTTCATTGTGCAATTAGAACAATCTTTGTTATTATTAGCTAGGTTTTCTCTCCTTTTATTTTCACTAGTTGTCACAAATAATACATAACTAGATGACACTACTATAAATAGTAGTAGCGCCATTTTGAATAAATTTCTATATTTATTACTAATTTTCATAATAATATTAATATATATTAGTATATACTAATATTATTTATAAAATTTTTATAAACTATAAACTATAAACTATAAACTATAATATTATTTAAATTTTTTATTCTAAATAAGATTTTATAGTCTTTTATTTTTATATGTTCTATGTTTTTTATATTTTTTACTATATTTTCTATGTGCTTTTATAGTTGTTTTATGTTTATTATGTGAATTTTTCTTACTCATTTTTCTACTTTTTTTATGATAGTTATGTTTTAATAACTTCTTATTTTTTATTGTTCCTCCACTTCTGGTAGGTTGTGTAATTAACAAATTGACGGGTACATAACCTGTAATATCGATTAATTTATCACGTCCTATACGTCCTATACGTTCTATATGTTGTAAATACTTGGTGAAATTTATAATATTTTCATTGGCTCGTAAATAGATACTTGTAAAATCTCCATAATAATCATTAGTTAATAATTTATAATGTAAAATAACCCCAGTTGTTTGTATTCTGAATTTTATTCTTGCATAAGCCGTAAGAACATCTAAATCATCTCCTGACCCCCTATTAGGAGCTGGTAAAATAAGTATAGTATCACTAGGTTTAGTAAAACTACACCCGCTCCTGCTGTTAAGTTTAGCACGTAACTGTTTTATGAAAGATAAAAAATTGGAATTAGAGAATAAATGATTTTGAATACCTATTATAAATCTTAAACATTTTACACCACGATTACTATCAATATAATGAAACAATATACGTTCTAATATTGAGTATTGCATTTCTTCTTGCATTTCTTTACTTAGAAATAATGCCTCTGCATTAAAAATGTAACTAATAGCGGATAATAAATTTAACATATCAAGAATTACAATCTCTGTATCATTAACTGTGTCATTAAAAGCATCTAACCAATTATCTATATGAGTTTTATATTCTGAAATTACTTCAAGCATTGCTAATGTTCTATCAAAGTAATCTTTTGATCTGCTTTTTATAGTTTTAGAAATTATTTGCGCCCTTTCAGGTTTCCATTCAATACCAATTGCTTCAAGGCTTTTATTTAATAACCTAAGAAAATTATCAAAAGTTTCTGGTGTTAGCACTGAGGAAGTACTATAATTAGTGATTTCTTGTATAATTGAGTCATAATCAACAGTCATCGCTTGAATATCAGGATCAAGTTGAGGCACAGCAGTTAGAGCTCTTGTTAATGGTCGTAGTGTTAATGATGCTGGTGTTAATGATGCTGCTGGTGGTGGTAATGATGCTGCTGGTGGTGGTAATGATGCTGCTGGTGGTGGTTTTCTATTATATGTTCGATAGCT